TCAGTGGAGGGCTTATAAAATGGAGCGAGAACACATGGAGCACCTGCTGAAAACTCGGCCCGGAATTGGTGTTGAAGCTACCACAGCGGCGGGAGACACGATTTACTATTTCTATGAGGACTTCGACCACATTTTGGGTGGCGGAACCCCCGGAAGCGGCATTGACCGCGCCATGAAACAGCTTTATCCTGCCATGGATAAAGGGATGTTTGCAAAGCTCGTATTTATCGAGCATACTGAAAAGGCGGTGTAAACCATGAAAATTATCGTGGCCGTAACCTACCAAAAGGACACAGGAGAATTTAAAATCAAGGAGCGGGACACCGAAACCGGGCGCGCATCCGTAACTTTCGCCAATCATCTAACAGAAAATGAGCGGATTTTCTGCAAGTCAAGAAAAAGTAAGTATGAAGACCGTTTTATTGTGCAATGGTGCTAATCCGGGGAGGTATAAGCAATGGACGTGATCCACATCAGTCAAAAGGACTTTGACGCTCTCCAATACAAGCACAGATTCACAGACGCGCAAGGAACGCACCCAGAATTTAAGGGGCGTTGGGCGGCATTTCTCCCAGGGCATGGAACAACCCTTTCCATTGAGGGCGTCCATTTTGTAATTGACGGAGGGGAAACGACATGAAATACACCACGCCCACCGGCACAGTTAACAACCTCTACCGCTCGATCCTCACCCAACCCCACACACTAATTGCCGGATCCACAGGCTCCGGCAAAAGTGTTATCATCAACGGCTTGATCTACACAGCCCTATTCAGTCCGCCGGGGGACCAGGGCGGCGGGGTTTGGCTGATCCTCTGCGACCCGAAAGCCACGGAACTCCATTTTTACAAGAACTTGCCTCACACGCTGTTTTATAGCGATACAATAGCCGGAATTTCCGGCGCCCTGAAAATGGCGTCTGATTTGATGGAAAGCCGTCAGCGGGACATGAACAGTAGGAACCTCAGAGAGACAGACAGGGGCCATGTTTATGTTATTTTGGATGAAATCGCAGATTTAATCTTGAAGCCAAAAGGGAAAAACGTAAATTTGCGGCAAGAGAACGCCGCCAGGGACGAAATAGTCTACTACATAACGCATATAGCGCGCCTGGGCAGAGCGTCCCACGTCCATTTAATTGCCGCATCTCAGGACCCCAGCAGAGAAACGCTAAATCATGCAATCTGCCAGAATTTTACTTGCCGTATCGCCCTACGCTGCGACCGGGATATTGAGAGCCGCCAAATAATAGGCGTAAAAGGCGCTGAAGATCTGCCCCAATATGGTGACTGCCTGTTAAAAGCCCCGTCCCAGGGTATTACCCATTACACTGGGGTCAGGATGTACACCCAAGAGGAGCTTACCGAGCGCGTCCGGTGGTGGACGGATCAGCAGCCGCCCTTTCTGCGCCGGCCTGAAAAACGCGGCTTGCATTTTCTGCGAAACATGATATGATTTACAAAAAACGGATTTAACTAAATGGAGGGATTCACAATGGCGTACACAATTTTATGCGGCGGTGAACAGATCGAAGATATCGGCGCTATCTATCCAACGCAATTTGACGAAGCAGGTAGCTTCATTCCTGCGGCGCATAAAGCCGTTTACACCAGCAAGCGCAAAGCTATCGCCGACGCAAGACAGCTGTCCAAGCTGCACAGCGCCGGGAACGATCTGCGCAAGATCGAGGAAAGCCGGGAGCGTCGTAGCACTTTTGTGCAAGTCAAAAGCGAGGCGGGCGCAGTTATAGCAGCCTTCTTTGATGGAAGGCGCATTTCTTGATTTTTCAATTTTTATGAGCCGTCCAGCTTAACGGGCTGGGCGGCTTTTTTCTGCCCTTGCAAGCTGTCAGCCGCTTAAACGCCCGCCGCGCCGTTTTTATGCAAAAACGTCCACTTATATTCCCGGATTGTAAAAACGCCGTGTAGGGCCGCCCATGCTGAATTTTTGCGCATTGCGTCCAGCCGTTCCACTCCGAATAGCGGAAAACGCCCCTGCAACGCCCAGCACGGCCCGAAGCGACGCGGGGTGGAGGCTGTACAAGCTCGACGGCTCCGGGCCGTCTGGGGCCGATCTGCTGCACGACGTCCAGGCGGTTAGGGTCCGCTATGCGGTGGACGGCTTGCCCTTCTGCGGTTCGGGCGTTCTGCACCTTCCAGGCCCTTTCTGCGCCCCAAATTCTACATACATTTATTTAATAAGGTGTTATATAATATATATAAGAATATATCTTATATATAAGAAACACCCCAGGCTGTATAGACAGTCTGGGGCTTTCTGCGTTATTTCCGTTCTGCGATTGATAGCACGGCGCAGCATTGTTTTCTGTCATTCCACCAGGCGCAACGGCGTTCTATGCAATCCAAGTAGACTTTTCCGGGTGTTTTCTGCGCCGCTTGAGACAGTTGGAACAGCATGGGGCAGCTTTTCTGTTCTGCCATATCATTCCTCTGCTACGATCGAGCCGATGATCTTGTCTTCCAGTGCTTTCTGGTCGGGTTCGGAACCGAGGGGCTGGTTTGGGGTTAGAACAACTTCGGAGCGGTCAACAAGTCCATCGTAGTTTTTCTGCCACCACACAAGTGTGACCGGGTTAAGACGCCCGTCAGCCCCTAACATTTCGCGATAAGAAGCGCAAAACCGCTTAACTTTTTTTATAAGTTCGCAATGTTCTTTACCTCTGCTTACCCCGTGTTCCCAGTTATAAACGTCATCCTTACTAATCCCCATCGCATAATAGGCAACTTGGTTAGTTACTCTGATGTCGTTATCCCCACAGAACTCGACGTATTTCCAAAACCTTTCCTCGAGCGCTTCGGGGTCGTTCTTATCTACTTCGCCCCATTTGTGCATTTCCAAAAGTACAGCGGCATATTTAGAGTTATCTCCAGGAAGGGTATGTATACCATTCTCTCCGATCATAGGAGAGTTTCCGCCGCGAGGTTTCATCTTTTTGCGTACCACTTTTTCCCCTTGCTCGATAAGCTGGTCATCCGTCATTCTGCGTACCTACCTTCTGCAAATAACTGTACCATTTTATTTTTGCGTACAAAATCTCTATTTTATCATACACCACCCGGACACCCAATGTCAACCCCTCTTTCTTCCGCAAACCATCGGCCTATACCCAAGCAAGAGCTTGGCCCACCATACGCCCAACGCGAACCGAAAGCTGCACGAATAGCCGAAACAGCTACACGCCAGGTAGGTCAGCGCCCACACGACCAGGATGTCCACTGCGACATCTACGATACCCGCTATGATAGATTTTACAATTGCCACGCCTATCTATCCACCTCCACTAAACAATATGCGCCACCCTTTTAAAGCGTCATTTAAGGCGCCACGGCGTAAATATTTAAATAATCCTGTTCCGCGCCACACCACGCCATTTTTACGCAACAGACGTGTCCCGGGTTCGTTCTCGCGCAAAAACGGCGTGTGGGGCTTTCTGCGGGGTTCTGGGCGGCAACACAAAAACAGGGGGGAGTTTCTGCGCGGTCGTCACATTTTCCGGGTCGGTGCCACTTCGTATATGCTGCTGATAAACTCCCCGTTCTTTCCGTCAAGGCTTACACACTCATAATCACATCTATCATTTGTAATCACAACATCCTGACCTCCCCACGGCATTTCTTCCTTCCGTTCGACGATAGAAACGCGGTTAAGGTTAATGAGCATCGTGTTTTTCCCGTTTCGCACTCTAACAAATTTCATATTCGTTCCTCTTTTCAACTGTAATTTGTGCGGTTAAGCAGATAGTCCACACTTATATGGTAGTAATCCGCCATCTTTCTAAGCGCCGTTGCTGTAGGCTCTGCTTCGCCCCGCTCGTATCGTCTGAGCATCCCAGGAGTATTAAGCCCCATCGGCTCCCCGGTTGTCTCCATGCTGAGCAATGGGCGCTTTTCCTCCCTCAGTCTGCGCAGACGACCCGGAAATTCCTCGTCCAATGTTGTCACCTCCCCGCCGCGCCACGCTGTCACTCCTTTTTCCCGCCGGATAATGCCGCCGAAATCACCGTCTTGGTCAGCTCCAGCGCCTGGCCAGCGGGAAACCCCGACTGAATAAAGGAATTGTAAGACAGTTTTGCGATTTCGCCCATAAGGCCGATTCCATCCAAAATTTCCTTCATTTTTTCGCCGTTGTCCATTTTTGCCCTCACTTTCCAAAAGCATTGTAAACCACCGCCCCAAAGCACAGCGCCCAGAGTGCAAAGGCCAGGATGGGCCAGGGGTTAAGATTGCGCATTGTCAGCGCCCAAATCGTCACGCTTTGTAATCCTCGAATCTCTTGCATTTTCCAAAAAGTTTCTTGTTGTTGCACCATCGTTGCAAGCGTCTAATTTCTTTTGGCGCATTCGGCTTGTCGTATATCATCACATACGCGTCAAACCCCATATCCCGCAGCGTGTAAATGCGGTACAGGTTTTCTTCCATGGTGGTGTCGTAGTTGGTCAGGGTATAAACAGATCCGTAAGCTCCGCTTTGAACTCGCCTGGTGGCAAGCTCCTTGTAAAGATTCAGCCCCCGTAGCACAGGCTCGGTTTCCTTCATGTAATCCCAAGCGAAATGGATGTTTTTGATTTTTACCCGGTTAATCATGGCAATATTGTCCGCGTTGAGCAATCGGCAATCCGCGCCCTGGTTGACATCTACCCACGCTCTGCTATCCGACAACTGCCAAAGCAGATCCATGTGATCCGGGCAAGCTAAAATGTTTGGGTCCATTAGGACGATGTTTTTCTGACCGCTCCACCACTCTGATAAATCCGCCACTTTCACAGATCTGCGACCCTCTTTCTGGGATACGATGCAAAAATGACAGCTTCGTGGGCACCCACGAGATAGGAAACCATAGGCGGTGTCTTTCGTCAGGGCCGGGTACAGGGAATAGTCCGGGTAGATGTGCTCCACCTCGCCCTGTAGACGGTTGTCCATGCCGTACCCCGTCCCGCCCTTCACGACCTCGCGGGTGTTCAGCGGCTCCGGCATATCTGGGGAGTATGTTTCATCAAATACCTTGCTCATGTAAACCCGGTCATATTGCCCGAATCCCCACCACCATTCCACCGTGTCGCCTCTGGCCTTGTGCCAGGCCGACAACTTCATGAGAGCCAGATTTGGGTAGTTGTGCCCGTCCACGTCGATCAGCCCGATGTTCATTTTATCCTCCCGCCACCTGCACCACCGCCGCAATACAGAGGATTACGGCTAAGATGGTGAGGCAGATTCTAAATGCGTCATTGTGCATTAGGGGTCTCCCGGCGCTGGCCCAGGCTGCAAAAATCGGATTCCAGCACAATGTGCCCGACTACCCTGCATTTGCCGCCCTGCTCAATTCCGATAGTGTTTGGCCCGGCTCCAACCCACCCACATTCTTTCCAGTATTTGCAGTCCCGGCAACGTACCACCGGGGCGGCGTCTACGGTGGGTCTGCTGCCAATCGCCGCCAGCAGCGCACCCATTGTTACTTTCCCGTCAGGCGGTGCACAGGATTTCAGCCAGTTTACAAGCTCGTCCGCGTCAATCAGTCTGCCCATTTTGCCCCTCCTTTTTGCCTTTGCTCCGCCTTCTCTCGGCTTCCTCAAAGATAAGCCTAAGTTCGTCCGGGAGATCGTCGTAGGACCCCGGGAGGTTTCTTGTCACTTCTTCTGGTATGCCCCAGTCTTCCATACATTCGCATAGCAACTTGCGGAGACCGGGGTTCTTGATATACAAAATCAAGATAAAAGAAACCAACCATTTGTCACCGGCTTTCTCGTATAATGCGTATGGGGTCTCGCTCTTACCCATGTCAATCGGCCTGCCCATTGTCACAGCCCCCCTCGTTCCGCCATACCAGCAGCCCCTTTTCTTCCGCGTCCTCGTACTCTTTCAGCCGCTCCCACACTTTCCGCTGACTGCAAACGCCCGTCTCGCACCAGCTCCCGCCTGGCACACTTTCACACCTTGCAATCTCGCAGAAATACCCTTCAAACGTCAGTCTGCCCATCGTCCTTGCCTCCGTCATACGGCCGTTTGAGCCAGTCCAATATGCACTCTTCGCACGTCACATCTACGAGACAATACGCCTGCAAAATCCCGGAGCGATCGTGATTCTTTGGGCATAGAAGCGCTTCGGACAGCTCCTCGTCGCTCAGCGACCTGATGTGGTCTGCGTTAGATGGGGCTTCGTATTCACATAATGACCCCATTACGCTTGCCCCCCCGCAATCTCTTCCAGGCTGACGGTTTCGCCCGGTTTGATGGATGGGAACATTTCCTCGTTGATTGGGATATAGCCAGCAGGGGGCTTTGTAGATTTGAGCCAAAGCTCACCGCCCTCGTCCCTGGAGGCGACTTGAAGCCATACACTGTGTGCCCGTATTAACACCTTAGCGTCCTCCACCTCCCGCACCGTGAACCGGGGCGGGTCGGTTAAGTCCCACCCACTTGGGATTACTTTGAGCTTTCCGCAAATGCCGTTATCGTTATAAAACACACAATTACCCGGTGCACACTCTCTCCCGTGGCAATACTCTTTCGTTTCCCCAAGCGTCCAATCCTTCAATGGTTTACTCATTTTCTACCTCCTTCTCCAACGCTTTGATCGCCATCTCAAACGCCACGGCGTAGTCCATGGGATACTCCCACTCGACTTCGGCAATGGCCATTCTTATGGTGGATACGGCTTCTTTGACGGTCATTTTCTCCCCTCATTCCCAATGCACCACAAAAACACAAGATAGTTAATGCTATCCTTGCACTTCTCCAAAAAATCCTCCCGGTCTGAGAAATCGTCCTTCTCTACCATGTCCCGCAGGGCGGTCAGGTGCTTGGCAAGGTAGCCCCAACAGGTCTGCGCCATGGTCATACCGCTGATCTCTGCCCCTCGGCGGAAGTTGTGGAGCTTATCCGCGCCGGTTGAGTATCTCGCGTTCTTCGTGACCAACGTGCGGATGGATGCATTCTGCACCTCGTCCACCAGCGCGGTAAAGGTTTGCTGATCCATGCCCTCCTGCACCAGCCGCTTGGGTTGGTACAGGTCCTTTTTAGTGAAGGTCTTGTCTTCCATCTTCTCGACGTGGCCGTCTGCCGTGCCAATGGTCGTTCTTTCGACTTTGTATTCCGCTGCAATATCGCCGTCAGCGAACATTCTTTCTGCGCTCATGCGTCTACCCCCATCAAATCAAATAGTGAGATCGTGTTATCCTTTTCGTCCAGCTCCTTGAGATACCCCACAGCGTCCCGGAAATAGTCGTTGTTCAGCTCGATGGAGTAGCCCTTGCGCCCCGCTTTCACCGCTTCAAGGGCCACGGTTCCAAGACCGCCGAACGGGTCAAGAACAAGGTCGCCAGGGTTGGAATAGCGGTTGATAAGACGGTCAACAATGTCCAGCTGGAGAGGGCACACGTGGAGCTGCTGCCGCCTCTGGCTCTGGGTCGTGTTCAGCGTCTTCATGCGGTTAATATCATCCCACACTTCATCACTCCACGAACCCGGCGCAACCACCATGAACGTGGCGGGAAGGTGGCCATCTTCGTCCAGCTTCTTTGCAAGCTCCACGTGTTCCTCGTAGCTGTATACGCTCTCCCGGCTGTACTTCCTGTAGGCTTTCTGGAGGTTGGTCACAGGGATGTGCAGCAGCTCCTCTTTGGTCAGCAAACGGTTCCCAGAGGATCTCCAATAGCCGTGGGCGTCGATCTGCCACTGGGCGCGGGTGTACTCCTCTTTGGACTTCTTGACCGGCTCGTCTGCATAGGCTTTCGACCGGTCGGTGGGCAGCTTGCGGAAAAGAAGGATGTACTCCGGGCACCCGACGCCCATCTTGCTCCCGTCCTTGCACTGCTCTGTCCACCCAAGGCGGTAGGTCTGGTTATTCTCCCGCACCACGTCGGTCACCACCGTGATCATGCCAAAGTAGGCAAAACCATGTTTCATGTAGTGCTGGATGCACATCGCATGAAACGGCTCCATGGTGGGCATACCCATTCCCGTAGCGTTGCCAAACAGCACCCTGTCTTTGACGTGGCAGGCGAACACCCGGCCCGGCTGAAGCACACGCAGCAGATTGGGGGTCAGGTAGTCCATCTGCTCAAAGAACTTCTTTGTATCCTCGTTGTGCCCAAAGTCATTGTACGATGGCGTGTATTCATAGTGGTTGGAGAACGGGATGGAGGTACAGATCAGACCCACGCTGTTCTCCTCCATCTTCGATGTCTCCTCCACACAGTCGTTGTTGACCGCTGTCCAGCCGTTCCCGTTGATCTCCACTCGTTTCACCCCTATGCTTCTGGCCATCACCAGCTCTGCTGCCGCGCTGTTCAGGCCATATTTCTTCACGATCTCCCGCATACGTTCCTGTAGGTAATCGTGCTGCTTCCATTTCTCCATCAGCGCGTCAAAAATCGGCTGTTCCGCTTCGGTGTAGATGATGTCGATAATCACCTGCTCGGTCTGGAGAAAGCGGTAAATGCGGTGGATCGCCTGGATGAAGTCGTTGAACTCATAGTCGATCCCCACAAAGATAGCCCGGTGACAATGACGCTGGAAGTTGCACCCGGAACCAGAAAGGCTTTTCTTCGTGGCGAACAATCTGGTTTTGCCCTCCGAAAAGTCGATCACCCGGCGCTCTCGCTCGTCATAGTCCATGGAACCGTAGATGTCCACCGTTTCAGTCATCGCGGCTTTCAGGGCGTGGCGCTCGCTCTCCAGGTCGTGCCAGAGAATGAAATGGGCATCTGGATCATCATCCACGATCTCCTTTGCCTTTGCGACCCGGATGTCGATACTGTCCCGCTTCTCTCTTGCTGCGTCCATCAGGGAGACGGTCACGTCCCGCATGAGCTTCATCTGCCCATCCCGGTCAACCGCTTTTCCGTATTCCTCCCAGACAATGTGGGTTCTCACGTCCAGAGGCGGGAGCGCATAACCTGTATCGTCATAGCCCAGGTCAGACGGTTTGGTCAGCACCAGCGCCCAAGAGGAGATCCACAGCCAAAATTCATCCTCCTTATGCGGATAGAGGGTCAGGTTATTGGCCTTGGTGCTGTCCCTCTGGAAAAACCGGGTCAGCGCCTGACCTGTGTCCATGACCTCCAGATACCCGGCGTAGTGGATCAGCTCTTTGTATTTGTTGGGGGACGGTGTGGCCGTGTTGACCAGCTTGTACTTGACCCCCTTGAACTTGTCCAAAAACGTCTGATAGGTCTTGCTGCCGAATGAGCGCAGCACCGACGCCTCATCCAAGCTGGCTGCCGTGAACTGCTTCGGGTCGATGTCACCGTCCCGGACGCGCTCGTAGTTGGTCATCAGGATCGGCGCGTCGGTGGCGTTGACCTCCTCCATGGTTCTCACATAGGTAGGCGGTTCCATGTGCAGCAGCTCTCTTGCGTCCCGGGCGAACTCCTGACGGACGCCCAAAGGTAA